AGACCATCAATCCAGAGATTCGTTATGTGAAGATTGACCGATATGATACATGGTCAATGGACCACACCTTGGCGCCCATCATACTACCCATGTTAAAACAATTGCGTGATACCAAGCATGGTTCACCATATGTAGACTTTAATGATGTACCAGAAGAATTGCGTGGTACTACAACCGAAGAATATGAGGATCAATCAACATTTGAATTCTACCGAGAAGTTGAGATTGATAATTACAAAAACTTAGAGGCTCGTTGGGATTGGATTCTAAATGAAATGATTTTTGCCTTTGAACATATGATTAGTGATGATTGGCAAGATGAATTCAGAAGTGGTGAACACGATGTTCATAGTGTACCATGCAAGTGGGACGAAGAAGGTAAACCAACCTTATATACATTTGAAAAGGGACCAAAAGATACCTTCAAGTGTGATTGGGATGCCATCTTTGCAGTTGAGAAACGCATGGATAATGGATTTAGATTATTTGGGACTTATTTCCGCACACTTTGGGATTAGTTTACATTTATCAAAGTGCCATCGTTTCATATTAACATATTAGATTATTGAGAGAAAAAGGATATTAAAATGAGTATTAATAATTATCGTGACCGTGATTATCCAGAACCGGCTAAACAACCTGTTTATTATGAAGAAAGGTTGCAATGTGCATCAAAGATGAGTCGTGGAACAATGCTTGGCCAATCAGAAATTGAACCTGAAAAGGATGCTGATTATCCCAGCGTGTATGAAATGCTTGGTGATACAGAGAAAGCTATTCAAGTATTAAATTCACAAATTGATGAATTATCAGAACAGATTAAATCTGTTTTATGTGACGAATCTCCACAAACTGATCCAGTCCGAGGACCAAGAGTTAGTAATTCACCATTAACAGGTCAAATTGGATATCTTGCTGATATGATTGATGGGTTGTCCGATAGAGTGCATAGAATTAGACGTAGGGTTACACTATGAACAATTTTGAGAAACACGCTAGAGAAGAATTCCGTGCAGTCGGTTGGATGGATGAAAATGGTGATATTAAAGGTGAAATGCAGGCCATGATTTGTGCCAATGTATTAGACTTATTAAATGTGTTTGCAAAGCAAGGACATTCTGGTTCATCAGCTTCTTATGCACTCAGTTTATTTAATCGTTTGGCGGATTTCAAGTGTATTGGTCCACTAACAGGACAGGATTCAGAATGGAACGAGGCCAGTCCTGGTTTATGGCAAAATAAACGATGCAGTTCAGTATTTAAAAATAAAGAAGGTGATGCATGGGATATCAATTCTAAAGTATTTTGGGAATGGTGTCAGCGACCTTATGATGAAGATGAAAAAGGTTATCCTGGTATGAGTGTTTATAAATCATATTATACTAATGGTGAAAGTCATATGGCTATAACTTTTCCATATACACCACCAAAAGAACCAATCTATGAATATCGTTATTCAGATGCAACACCACCAGCACCACCACAAACTGAGGAAGGACTTTTATAATGAGTTATACAGTTACAACCATTACAGTATCACCTGAAGAATATCAGGCACGATTAACAAATATGTCACATTGTACCATTGAGTATCTGTGTGAACAAGGATATCTTTCACAGAAGGAAGCCGAGGAACTATTGGAACATGTTGTTGTGGTGGCAGTTAATAACAACAGCTTGTTTGGTAAACTCAGAGAACGCCTCTTTGGGGGAAAAGAAGATAAAAACTTTAGTAAATATATTGTGACACAAATAAAATGATACCATATTATTACCTGCGAGAAGCCAAACTAAGATTGATTGGTGCCAAAAAGGCAATTGAAATGATGGGTGGTGAAGATGATTGCCAACCTATGTTACTAGGTCAACGAGATATGTTGGAGTTGGAAGTGGATTACTACCGTGAACAATCAACAAAGTTTACCATTGGTCTATTGACCTTGACTGTCGTTTGTGTTATACTGTATGTATTATATCGTAATGGAGTAATTAATGTTTGATAAATTATTAGGTTGGATTGCCAAGCACGCAATTGGTTTGTTTGTGTTTGCATTGATAGTCACCGCAATTGGTGTCATTGTAACTTTGGTTGATGTGGTTAGAAAGCCAGCAGACCTGAGTAATATTAAAGGTATTCAACACCACTTGGTATGGGATATTGCTGGCAATTGTTTCTTTGTTCGGCCCTATAATGATTCTACAAACTATTTAATTGCCGTACCTGATTGCAACAAGGGAAAATAAGTGAAAACAAACAAAGATTTTAATTTAAGTAGAGCCGCAAAAACAAGGTTGGCTCTGATGCCACAAACAAAACGAGGATTGTGGAAACAATTCTTTATCGAATCAGAATTGGCTGCCAAAATGGCCAAGTATGCAAAACTTAAAGAACGTAGTAAAACTCAAGGAGATGAATGATGTCGTTATTCGTAGAAGTAGATTCAATTGAAAAGCAATGTAAAGTTATTGTTAATTTAGATTCGGTGATTGAAATTGCACCGTTAGCTTCTGGTGGGTGTGTTCTGTTCTTTGCAGATTCAACCTCCACAGGTGGAAAAATCCCCTACAAAGTTACTAATAATTATGACCAGTTTGTACAGTTTGCTATGCAGACTGTTTCATCGGAAGATATTGCAAAACGATTCCCAACAAAAAAATCTAAAGATTCTCCGATTGAAATTCCCAAACTGTAATGAATGACATTTTTTCATCTACATTCGGATGGATTCGTGACGATTGGCAATCTCATCAGCTTAGGTTTTCTGTTGAGTTGCTTGCTTGGGTTATTAGTATTGGTTGCTCTATTACTATGGCACTTACCGTACCCAATCCACCTCTCCGTGTATTGTACCCTATTTGGATTAGCGGTTGTGCTATGTATGCTTGGTCTGCTTACACTCGCAAATCTTTTGGTATGTTGGCTAACTATATTCTGTTAACCACTATCGATACTATTGGCTTAATTAGAATGTTATGAATATATTTGTATTGTCTGAAAATGTTAATGAAATTGCCGAGTACCTGGTTGACAAACATTGCATAAAAATGCCTCTTGAAAGTGCAATGATGTTATCTTCTGCTCATCGTTACATTGATGGTGTGGAAACAATTGTCAAATCAAAAACCGGCCGCAATGTTAAAAAGTATTTACTTGATGACGAAAGAGAAACTATTTTATACGGGGTGTCGCACTTAAACCATCCATGTAGTAAATGGACTTACGAAACCTCCGAAAATTATAAATGGCATTACAATCTGTTACTAGCCATGTTAAAAGAATATACATATCGTTATGGCAAAAATCATGCGTGTGAAAAACTGTTGCCTTATTTGAAAAATTTACCAAACAATATAAAAATTGCTAGCAGAACACCTTTTGTAACCGCCATGCCTGATGAATGTAAAGTACCTGGTGATTCCATTATTTCCTATCGTAATTATTATGTAATGAATAAACAACACCTATGGTCTTGGAAAGGGAAGATAAATAACAGAGAAGTGCCAAAATGGTTAAGTGAATTTTTACAGAAAGCAAAAGAATCGTGCCAACCTATACCTTTGTAAATAAAGAAACCAAAGAAATTGTGGAACACCGAATGAGTTATACTGTGTTGGAACAGTTCAAACTAGATAATACAGACTTGGAATTACATATTTTTGCTGAGAACTTGCCAATCATGTCTGATGGCCAGCGTATGTCTGTTCCTGGAATTGGCCAACCCCATGCCGCCTTTGAAACAGGGGTTATTCAGAGGATGCAAGAAACTATTCCAGGAAATACTATGAGTGGCCACAAAACTAAGCGGATCCGAGAGTGGTGAGGTTATATTAAAGAATATCCTTTAAGCGTTTTTAAATTTCTTAAAGACCTATGATTTAATCCAATAGAATTGCAAAATTTACTTAAATTGAAAACTTCAACTATCTTTTCATCAGGACATTTTATTTTCCAAGACTTGGCGTGTTTTTCTCCCATAATATCCATGGACTTTTTCTTTTTGTCTAGGTAAATATTTAAACATTCTTCAAAAGTTTTTCCTTCATAATATTTTATGTAACCTTTATACGACAGTCTTTTTTCTAAATTGACAGTACCCAATAAATGTTTTGATAAACCAGATTGTTCACTATATTTTTTTAGATTCTTGAATTGAAGTAATGTGCCATCTAAGTTCCAAAATTTATATTGTTTGGCACAACTTTCGGAATTTTTGAGTTTGGATTCTTCTCGATGTTTGAATCCTAACATACCATCACCACCAAGTGTCATATTGTAACCATTAGAATTAATAAAGTTGATAAAAGAATGATTTTCAATTATGAAATAATTTTCCATAAAATCCTTAGTATGGTTTCCGTCTTTTGACCGGTAAATTACTTCCCATTCAAAATTTTCTTTACCATATTTTCTTATGGCTTTGTGAAACGCATCATTATATGCTTTAGATTTTAGATTTTTACTATCTTTAATGTGCCTTTTTTGTCTTTGAGGCCAATTGGAATCAAATCCAATGTAAACTTTACCATTTGTCCTATTGACACATCGGTAGATTGAATATATAATCATATGAATACTCTCTTAACTGTATATGTTTATTTATACAAAAAGAAACCTCGGGAGTGGTAACCAATAGGAGATAAAATTGTCAGCTAAACGTAT